CGCCCTTGTACTTACGCCACTTCCACCTAAGGATAGGGGAGCAGATTTGTCCGTCAAAAATAATGTAAGCAATACGCTTTTCGGATCGCGCTTTACAGGCAAGACGAATTTGATCAACAAGATCGGGCATGAGGTCAGGCTTGGCTTTTCCTGATAGGTCACGATCGATGTCGATGGCACGAACCCAGCCTTGCCCATCTGGATTATGATCAGACTTACGAGCACCATGTCGGGTATCACCGATCCAACCATCTGATGTCTTGTCACGACCCATGAAGGCATCATCGATCTGCTCACGAAGTTGTATCGCTGCTCTACTTAGTTTTGGAGTCATTACCCTAGAAGGATAGCCGCTTCATCGGCTGTAAGACCTAGACGATCAAGGATGGCTGCGCGAGCTGCTGCCTTGTCGGCTGCTGCCTTCTCATCTGCCTTGCGTTGTGCTTCGGCTTCTGCTGCTGCCGCTTGCATTTCAGTAATCTCTGCATCGGTTAGTTCTATCTCTAGAACTTCGCCTGTTGTGCAGTTAACTTCTACGCGTGTTGGTCGTGTCATGTTTTCTCCTTATGATTTGGAAATGCCGTATAGATAAAATGATGATCCTGCTACTAGATTGTCTCCATTGCCATCAAAAGTAATTGATGTGATTGCCGCTGTTACGCTGCGTAGATAAGCTTTTGCTGCTATACCGTATTGAAAATCAGTTGTAGAATTATTTTCGGCTGCATCAAAATTACTAGCAACTTTATTAGCTGAACCTGCATAATTAGGAATGTAAATTTCATTGTTAGAAAATGTGTTAGATGTAGAACCACCACCAACGGCATAACTTAGAAAACGAGTTTCGTTAGATTCTCTGCTACTTATTGGTGTTGGATAAATAGCAATTAAAGTAGTCTGTGAATAATTAGCAGCAGATGAACCATTGAACCTTACAAGTGTATTTATAGGGCCATTGTTTGTGTCATTTTTTCTCATTGAATAGCGCACTAATAAATCTGTGTATGTACTTGGAATAGCAGTAAAAGTATAAGAAGCAGCCGCTGATGCGAGTGTCTCGCCTTTAATTAGTGTGTAGGTACTAGGCATTTTTTATCCCATACAGAGTAGCTGTTGTTCCGATTGAAAATGTACCGCCAAATATATTTATACTAGTAACTGCGCTCGTGTTGCGCCATAATTGAACCGAACGAGCTGTAGAACCGCTTCCATTATCATCTGATGATTCAGTTAACAATAAAGTTTTATTTGTAGAACCAGCATATGAAAAAATATCTACTGAATAAAAATGTGGAATAGTTGAAGATGTAGATCCAAATGCCGTAAAATAAAAACTCGTGCCTCCACTTTGAAAAGAACTTGCTGTAGTTCCATTTCCACCTAGAGCTGTGTAAGAATAATTTGATCCTGTATCCGAATTAAATCTAAATCTAGCATTACCAGGTGAACTTGTTGTGCATACAAATATTAACTTCAAGTCAGTATAAGTAGCAGGAATAGAAGTCAAATCAATAGTAGATGTTGCAGTGCCGACTGTTGTAGTCGCTATCGGCTCGTAAGTTGATGGCATCTGTGTTACCCCTTAATTCCGTAGAGTGAAAAGACAGTTCCAGATGCTGTTCCTGCTCCTGCGCCACCATCTACAAAAATGTTCATTGAAGTAATTGCAGCAGTGTTACGCCATAGGCCAGATGCAAGACTCGTTACTTGGTTCGTCGAAGTAGTGTTAAAATCAACTCCGCTAAAACTTCTAACTGTTTTGTTTTTAGTAGTGCTTGCATAATCGTGTATGTCTAAAATTGTTGCACCAAAAATGCTAGAACTAATAGATGTACCATAACAATAATTGATACTGTACCTTGAAATAGAAGTTGTATTGGCCGCGCTAAGAGCATCTACTATTGACCCGTCTCCTAAAATACAGTGGTCAGAATAATTAGATGCTGTATCTGAATTAAAAGTAACATAAGCATAATCACCAAAAGAACCTGCGCTGCCGTAATTACCTCTTAATAAACAGCGTAATTGTAAATGTTTATAGGTGCTGGGGATAGATGTAAAAGTAATGTTGGTTGTACCTACGCTCGGAGTTGACGTAGCAATAGACTCAAATGAGCCACCACCGCCCCCAGCGCCACCGCTGTCAATAATCCCTAAAGAGACTCCAAACATTATGCAACGCCACCGATGACATACCAAGTATCTGTGCCAGTCTTAATGCATGATGCTGCTTTGTATTGTGCAAGGGTAGGTGCGGCAGGTACTGCTCCAGCAGAAAGGATTGTAGTAGTGCCAGAAGTCACTGCGTTGATTGTGCAGACTCCAACGCCAATGTTGATCACATTTATCACAGTGCCGATAGGAAAGGCTGTAGTGGCGTTTGTAGGGATTCTGACGGTACTTGCAGAGGCATTAGACTGAGTGATCAGCTTGCTGTATTGGTCATTGGTCACGACTGTGTAGGTAGTGCCAGTCTGTGCGTTGAGTGTGTACGAAGGCAGATAGTTCATGTCTGCTGCTGTCAGTACATCGCCTGCTACAAATGGATAAGTCATTTATTCTCCTAGTATGCCAATACGGATGTGTCAAGGATACCGTATAATGTCGAATCCAAGATGAAGCCATCGAGGACATTTTCCTGTGTTGTAAGGGTAGTGCGCCATGTGTTAGGCGTAATGCTGTGGGCTATGCCTTGACATTGGAGAGTCTTGACAATAGTAGTGCCAGCCACATTCACATTTGTGATCTGCATAGGATCGAAGTAGTCTAAGTCCAGTGCAGCTTCTACCCCTGCCCCATACCCCAGAGTTACGAGGTCAAGGGTAATAGTCTCAATTCTAAGGGTTGTGTCCTTACGCGATGCCACAAAGTTAGCAGCAAGATCCAAAGCCTCGGCATCTGTCTGCATAAGCATATCGTTAGCAGTAATGCTGTGCAAAAAGAACTTAGCAATAGAGTCAGCATTTGAGGCAGTCTGAGGTGTACCGCCCATGCGTGTGACCGTAGCTTGATTCACAATGGTCTTGTCATCTAGCGCAAAGGTAATCCCAGCATAAGGAATGTCTGTAGATCCTGTGGCATTAGAAAAGACTGTAGGTGGCAGAGCTGGAGACTCATAAACAAAGTCACGATCCTTAAAGACTGCGTTGCCGGCTTTGTCAAAATAGAACCCACCCTGCTCAGTGAAGGTTGCCGTTTCGATTGCCTGTAATGCAGAGCGAGTAGTGCCAGGATCTGCCTGACATAGAGTGTTGCCGGTCATGATAGACCTAGAGCTTGAAGGCCAACCGATTGTGTCTAGGATTCTGCCTACGCGTGTGCCAGTGCCTTCTCCTGCTATTGCTCCTGTGACAGTGGTCACATTGGAGTTAAACACCAATCTAAAGGCATCTGTACAAATTAAATCGACATAACCAATTTCCTGATCTTTCGGATATTGATACAAGTATTCCTGAATGTAACCCTTGAAAATAGGATAGACCGTGCCCGCATAGTCTGCCTCAATAATGATAGAGCGCAAAGGTACAAGGTTAGGATAATAAGGGCTGGATGTATTCTGTGGATTCCAGTCACCGTTTTGATCTGTAATGCGAACTGTTGCTGTGCCAGCCTGATACTTATCCTGAAATAGGTTTCGCTCTTTACGAGTATCAATCTTTGCAACCTGAGCAGATACATCAATGATGATAGTGCCAGGATCTGCAAGGATACCGAAATCAAGCTGCGAAGTATCTAAGATAAATGGTGTGCCAAATGATGCTCCACCAGTTAAGTTAATCTTAACGATAGGGGTTGCAGGTAAAGCCATTAGTACACCGTACTATAAGTTACTGGAGTACCAGAAGCCTGTTGTGAGTAGAGCCCCTGTGTAATTGCAGCTACTAGATCGCGCTCTGTTGATACTGAGCCAGCGACATTGACCACTACAGATGTGCCACCCATAGAGCCACCCATGCCATAAGATGATGGAGTTGCGTTAGTGCCAATAGTATCTACGCTAATCTTGTTTTCAATTCTAGCTCTTGCATCGGCTAATGCCTTCATGCGATCTTCAAGATCACCTTGAATCTTGCGTTCTATCTTAGACTTAGACTCTGACAATAAATTGTATGTTTCCTGTTGCTGGGGAGTAAATCCAACTTGAGCCATTGGCTTAATGCCAGCCAACTTAGAAAGTTCCATAGCCATTTCTTGTAATGTTGCAAGCCATCCTGTAAATGGATTTTCAATGTTATTAAGACCGACCATGTCAGTGCGAAGTGCTGATAATTTCTGGGCATTGGCAACCATGCTGTTAGATAGGCGAGCAGCAGCAGAAAGGTTTTCTTGATTAATTGCTGCTTCTAAGTCATAAATGTCTTTCTTTAAGGCAACGCGAAGGCGTTCTTCCTCTGTCAGTTTGCCTTGAGCAGCAGCGGCTAACTGGATACCTTCTTCATCAAAAACCTTTTGGCCTTGAGCTAATACTAAGGCAGCCTTATCCAGTGCTTCTTGCTTCTTCTTTTCAAGGGCTGTTTTTTTCTCAGCATTTAATTGCTTATTCTTTAGAGCAAGTAATTCCTTTTGGCGTTTTAATGCATTTTTCTCTAAACCTGCAAGTAACTCTGCTTGCTTTCTAGCGCTTACATCAACTTGAGTCTGAGCATTTTGCTTAGGCTTTGCAAGATTAACTCCACCTTGCTTGCCGGCAAAACCCATAAAAATGTCTTTAGGCAAATTCTTTAGTGTCTTAAATACATTAGTAAGTCCGCCGATGGCTGTGCCTGTTGCTACGCTGATCCCAGCAATAGCCTTAGCAATGTTTTCAATAACCATGGCAGCATCGCTGGCCTCTGTGCCACCGCCTATGCGAGCTAAAGCGCCTACTAATCCTTGACCAATAATCTCAGATGCGTTGCCAGTGGCGATGCTCAATACTTCCATTTTGTATGAAGTAGTAGTCAAGTAATCTTCTGCTGCGCCTGCTGATCTTGCTAGGATAATACCTAAGATGTCTGAAAAAGATTTAGAACTTAATTCTGCTCTAGTTAAACCTGTGTTGTATTTTGCTAAACCACGAGTAATTCCAACATAGCCTTTACCTAGATCCTCTGTAACTGTGGCAAGATCGACACCAGATGCTCGGCTAATGGTTATAGCATCATTAAGTAATTTCTGAGACTGAGTTAATGATCCTGTAGTTGTAAGCAATCCCTGAAAGGCTGGACGAAGAACATCATCTGCAACAGCAGCAGACTTTTCAAGATTAGCAATGTAATCAGCAATTTGAGGATTAGCAAAGCCAATGCCTAGATTCTCTACTGCGCGATTAAGTCGAAGGGCAGCAGCCTCATCTTGAGCAAAAGCCTTTACTGAGGCTTTACTGTAAGCAACAATGGCAGATGCACCGTAAGCAAGTCCTACTGCACCTGCTAATTTCTTAACATTTTTAGTGAGTTTTTGAGTTGCTGTATCGGCTTGCTTAAATCCTTTAGAATCTAATTCCGTTGCAATGTGAATTGCTACATTTGCTTCTGCCATGATTAGCCTTTCACCTTAGTCTGAGCATTAAATTTTGCTGCCGAATTTTCAATAGCCTTAATGACACCAGCTGTTGTTTTACCACCATCTTCTGCCCATGCTCTAAAAATTGCGCGACCTCTCATTTTGCGAGATGCTCTGCCAGATTGGCCTTGTTCTCTTTGATAAGCATCAACTATTTTGCCTGTGTTATTCAAGGCATCAATAAACTGTTGACCAGCATTAGGGTTGTTACTTAAAGATTGATCCTTAGATCCCGATCTAATGTTTTTTCCAAAATTCTCATGACCTGGCAAAAGAACTCTATAAGTCGGAGCTTGAGGCCTTCCTTGAGGATTTCTTCTACCAGCAGTTTCATACAATGCACCAGCGGCAGAAGCATTAACAATGCGAGCTAAAGAACGAAAGCCTTTTCTATTAGGACGAGAAGGACTAGTTTTGTAACCTATACCGCGTTTGGCTGTAGCAGATGACCATTGTAATCTGCCCCATTTACCTTCACTAGGTTTTGCCCAGCCAGATAGCGGAGCATTTGAAGGAATGAATCCTCTAGCCTTTGTAGTTATTGGCTTCAATACAGCAGCCATTTCTTTGCGTGTTTCTATTGCTAAATCTGGAGTAAATTGTTTTAAGGCTTTGCGGAGTTCAAGAGCGCCTTTTACGGTTGTTGGCATCTCTGATCTCCTTTGCTTCATCCTGTAAGCCTTGTAATAATGCGTTTAACATTACTCTGTCTAACTCTAATAAATGTTGTGGCGGTGTCTGCAACCTAATACTCAAGCGAGCAATTAGGTAGGTGAATGGCAGATCCCGCTTTATGCTAAAGGGTCAGAGTCAAGCACCTCAACACTTTTAAGTGTTTCGATAAACTCTATCCCAAAAGGCTTTACAGATTCACCTGACCTGCGGATAACTTCATGAGCAAGAAGATAGACATGTGACTGCTTTTCTTCATCTCTGAACGCTTTGTGGAAACCCATTTTAGTAGTCTGTTCAAAGAAATACTCCACTGCTGGAGTGATTTCTCCTTCGATAATACTTCCATCTGTACGAACGATCTTTAGCTTTGCCATGAAGTTGCCCCTTTTTTAATTATTTAGAATGTACCTGTTGATGCTACTGCAACTGTTGAGTTAGCAGTAAATGTAATGCTTTGTGTTCCGATGTCTCCGACAGCGCCGTTAATGTCTGTTGTGTTATTAACTAGCAAAGATACAGTATAGAGAGGGTTTGTAGCAGATACTGCTGTTCCCTTTGTCTGCAGGAATACAGCTGTGACTGTTGTTCCCCATGCAGCCTGTAGTGTTGCCAATACATTTGCTGATGCTGTGTCGTTTAGGAAGTCGATTGTTACTGTTGATGACTCTAAGCCCTTTACGAACTTGTGACTTGAGTCACCCATTGCAGTTACTTCTAGTTCATCAAATACTCGGTTGATTGTTACTGCTGTGACATGGTCAGATAGATCGACAGAGTTGATCTTCACGCCCACATTGTTATTTAGAAATACAGCCATGAGATTATTCCTCGTCTTTCTTAGTAGTTACTGGCTTTGGTGCTGATGGTGCTGCCTGCCCGATT